TTAGCGTTCTTCAAAGCGCATTTCTTCCGGTGGGATGCAGGCGATCGGGCAAGCACATTCTTCAAAAGCCTGATCCAGACCGGCGAGTACTTTCACGCGGTAAGGGAAACCGTTGGGGAACTCGCGAACTTCGGTGACACATTCGCAGAAATCGGTATCACAATGGAAAGAGAGCAGATTGATGCCGGCCTCACCAAAGTGAGCACGAACAGCACGATGCAGCTGCTCTGCATCCAGAGCGGGATTGGCTTTGAAATTGACAATGAAACGGAATACGTTCATAAAATACCTCCTTGATGTCTGAACTGAGTCTCTGATTTTATTATATGCAGGAATCGAAAAAATGCAAGTAAAGGGAGCGGCTTTTTAAGAAAATGCTTGACAGAGCCCTTTGCTTGTGATAAACTAATATAGCAATTGAACAAGCCGGCGTGATGGAATGGCAGACGTGACGGACTCAAAATCCGTTGAGGAGACTCGTGTGGGTTCAAGTCCCACCGCCGGCACCAGAACACCCCTCGGAAATTTCGCTTATGTATGCGGTTTCCGAGGGGTTCTTTTATTGTCCCAAAGTGCCGTGTAACACACCGAGTAACACACTAACTCGAAAATTGGGATAAAATCCTACCGCTTTCGTAATAATTCGAGGAAACGTGTGTCGATTGCGACCTGGATGGCAGCGCTGTCATTGTTCAAAGCGTGACCATAAATTCCGAAGGTATCCATCTGAGCAGAGTGCCCGACAAGATCCTTGACCATACCCTCAGGGAGCGTTTTGACAATGCTGACAAAGGTATGACGAAGTCCGTATGGAGTGACTTCGGTGATGCCTTGATACTTGCAGTAGGCTTTCAGATGGTGGAGGTAAGTGCTTTGTGGAAGATCGGGGAAGAGTTCATCTCCCGGCTCCAGCGCGGACTGTTTGTCCCAGATCTCCTGCGCCATGGAGCTGAGCACCACATCGCGGCGGGCGTTGTCGTTCTTGCCGGCAGTGATCTCTCCGTTTTCGTTTCGGCTGCGCTGCACGTGGATCACGTTGCCTTTTCGGTCGGATTTGCGGAGAGCGATCAGCTCACCGGGGCGAAGTCCGGTCAGAACCTGCAGGCGGTAGCCGTTGATGAAAGGCTCCGTGACGGGTTTGCCGCGCCATAAGGTTTGGTCCTGCGAGAACAGAACAGACAGCTCCTCCGGCTGAAGGATCTCCTTGCCGACTTTGACAGCCTGCGCCGGAATGATAATGTCTTCTGGGCGGAAGGTGGACAGCTTGGATTTACGACAGAACTTACAGAACGCGGTCATGTCTCCGCGGATATTTCGCAGAGATTTTTTAGATAATCCGCCTTTGGAGTAGGCTCGGTTGATCACTTCCTGCAGCTTCTGGTCGCAAAGAGCGGAGATCTTCACATGCCCGATCGTTGGCTTCACCCAGAGATTCCAGCGGTTTTGTACCGCTTCCCAATGGCTGCGGCTGGTGCGCTGCTTGAGATCTTCGATATAGTTCTCATAAGCTCGCTCCACACGGCAGGAGGTGTCTTCGATACCTTCATCCAGCCAGGCATCTGCTTTGGCGTTGGCTTCTCGCTGGCCGGTTCGGCCGGGCTTGAAGCTGTAGAATGATCGACGCCGCCCATCCTTCTGGACATTGATCTGCCAGCGGTTATGTTTTTCTATCCAGACAGCAGTATTCGTGCGTTTGTTCATGATAATGCCACCTTTCGGGAAATTTTGCGTATGCAGTTGCCAGCCTGCCCGAAAGATGATAAAATAAACTTGCTAAGGGTCGCTTCTATCTGTCTATCGGGTAGGCGGCTATATAATCCTCTGCTCCTGCGCCAACAGGAGTGGGGGATTTTTTTATGTTCTTTTACGAGCTTGCCATCGATGGAGTTCTTCCATAATCTTTTCATTTTCTAAGTCGAAAAGAGATTTCACATGTACACCATGATTTTTCAGCTGATTTTGGGACATGAGCACAATCTTATCAAGAGGGACTCCTGTTCGATACTGATCGATTTCGAATTTGAGGTTCTTGATGCGGAGCTCAATGATGCTGGCGGTCACGCCGTACTCTTGCGCCAAGATATCCTTTACCTTTTCCATGCGAACAGTGTAATCAAGTTGATTATAAACTTCCATCAATCGGGGAATGAAGTGCTTATACGGCAGAAGAAGTTCTGCTGCGCCCTCATTCGCTTGCCATTCAAGAATATCATTTCTTTTATCATTAATTGTGTCATAACATTTAAAAGAAGGACATTCCAAATCACGATGAATAATTGCATGCATCAACTCGTGACCGCAGTAAAAATTATTTTCTTCTGGACTGTTAAGCGCATTTAAGATGATTACTGGAGGATTGTAGCTATCTCCCATTTGCACCATTCCACGAATGCCGGCAGTTTTAAAGGACATGGATCCGACTAAAATTCCTTCCTTGCGACAAAAGTTTAAGCAATCTAAAGGATAGAAGGAATTATCAATGCCAAATCCATAACGAATTTCCTCAACTTTTTTATATAAATCCTTTTTAGTAAAATAAATGCGCATGAAACCTCCGATGTTATTGTTGTCTTAGTCTTTTGATTAACTCGATCGCATCTTTGATATCTTGTGGATCAATACCTTCATCTTGAGCGGTTTTAGCAAAGCTCAAATAAATATCATCGAGTTGGGTCTGAGTTTTTGGGTATTCGGTTGCTTCGGATTCATCGTCAAGTCCCATTAAATAGCTTGGAGATACTTCCAAAACCTCTGAAAGCTTATCTATTACTTCACGCTTGAGATTTACAACGAGTCCGGTTTCGTATTTGTAAATTGCGGCCTTTTTTACACCAACCTTAGCGCCCAATTCTTCTTGAGTCATACCTTTTAAAATGCGTAATTGTTTTATCCTTTCACCTGTTACTCCCATACATTAACCTCCTTGTGTCTTAATCATATCACAAATTATAAAAAAATCAAGAAAAAATGTCTTGACAAGATACTGATTTGTGATATAATCAAAGTATCCCAAAAAGACACTGAAGGGGGTGGAGAAATGAATAAGAATTTATTGATGAGCGTTCTTGCGAAATACGGGCACAATCAATCAGACTTGGCAAATGTATTATGTTTAAGCCTTTCTCGTACTAATGCGAAAATCAATGAAACCGGAGCGCAATTTACGCAGAATGAGATTGCGGCTATCAAAAACCACTATCATTTGACAGCAAAAGAAATCGACTCTATTTTTTTTGCTTCAAAAGTATCTCAAAAAGACACTTTATAAATTAGGAGGACTAATTATGACCCAAATCCAAATTTTCAATAACCCAGAATTCGGCGAGATCCGAACCATCGAAGAAAACGAACAGGTGCTGTTTTGCGGCAGTGATATTGCGAAAGCACTGGGATATGCAAGACCCAACGAGGCTACAACGAAGCACTGCAAGGGTACGCTGAAACGACGTACCCCTACGGCTGGCGGTATTCAGGAAATGCTTTTCATCCCCGAAGGCGACGTTTACCGCCTCATCGCTCACAGTAAACTGCCAGCAGCAGAGAAGTTCGAGCGCTGGGTGTTCGATGAGGTGCTGCCAACCATCCGCAAACACGGCGCATACATGACACCGGAGCAGATCGAGAATGTACTGACCAATCCGGACACCATCATTCAGTTGGCACAGAATCTGAAGGCCGAGCAGGAGAAACGCCGTCAGCTGGAGTGCAAGGTAGAGGAGGACAAGCCGAAGGTGCTGTTTGCTGATGCCGTGGCGACTTCCAAAACATCGATTCTGATTGGTGAGCTGGCGAAGATCCTCAAGCAGAACGGTGTGGACATGGGGCAGAACAGGTTATTCCACTGGATGCGCCAGAACGGCTATCTGATCCGCAGACAGGGCACCGATTACAACATGCCGACTCAGAAAAGCATGGAGATGAAGCTGTTCGAAATCAAAGAAACCAGCATCACTCATGCAGACGGTCATGTATCTGTCAGCAAGACACCGAAAATCACCGGTCGTGGGCAGCAGTTCTTTATCAAGCTGTTTCTTGAGGCGAAAGAAAAATAGACAAGGGAAAAGCAAAAAGGAAGGGAGGACAGGCAATGATCCGCAAAACCAAATTCAATCGGGAACTGGTGAACACCATGTACCAGAAAGACTACGATCAGCCGCGGCTGGCAAAAGCCATGGGCTTCGCAACATCCGGCCCGCTGTCCATGCGTATCAGCGGCAAAACCGAATGGACGCTGCAGGAATGCTATCAGGTCCTCCGGATTCTGGGGGAACCGGTCGAGCGTTTGCAGGTACTGTTTCCACCAAAGGAGGTCTAAATAATGGAAAAACTGATGTTTCTCAGCCTGTTCATCGGGCTGCCAATCGCATGCGGCGAGTGGGATGGCCCATTCTGGGTGCAAATGATGATGGCGCTGAGCTGCTTCCTGCCCTTTCTGAGAGTTTATTTTAGGGAGGTACATAAACGATGATTGAGAACCCGATGGTGCTGTCACAGGAGCGTGCAGACCCGCAGATGCAGCCGTATCCCACAAAACGCTGCTACTGGTGTGGGGAGCTGGTGGAGAGCCACCACGTGAGACGCTACGGTGATCTGGATATCTGTGTGGACTGTGATGCACAGTTTCTGAAAGACAGTGCCGATAGCGAAGATTTTGACGGCTTTGTAATCGCCAACATGAAGGACTACCTGTTGAACTGGTGGTGGCATAGCCTCAGTGAGTTTGAGAAGATGATGCTTCTGCTGAAATGCTACGACCAACGCGCCTGCGCTGAAGCAGACCATCACAAACACGGTCTGGCTCACGACAGAGCGGACTACTGCAGCGAGAAGGAAGACGAGTTCCTTGACTACCTGCGTGACAAGTGGAGGCAGAGACGATGAAAGTGGAACGTGGAGTCAGCGAATACACAAAGCTTCGTCTGGTGCTGGATGTGGCTTTCCCGAAAGGAAGAGAGGTTTGCAGGTTCTGCCCGTTCTGTGTAGCGGACCCAAGCAACCATAAGCGCGAAGTATGCATGATCACCGGCACGCTGCTGCCCTTTGCTGATATCAGCATGGAGGGGAATTGTCCGCTGAAGACCAAGGTAATTGATGCAAACGCTCCGGGCGAACGCATCAGATTGGCAAGGCTACAGTTGAAATTAACTCAACAGGAGCTCGGAAGAAAAATTGGAGTTACCGGCAATTCCGTGGCCTGCTGGGAAAATGGAGTCAGAGGTATCAAGATGAAACATTTGGCTGCACTGGCTGAAGCTCTTAATACCACGCCATCCTATATTCTTTACGGCATTGAAACAACGAGAGAGGAGGAAGGTTAATGGGCATTCCGGTCCTTTTATACGGTAAATCTGGCTCTGGTAAGAGCCGATCGCTGAAGAACTTTGCGGAAGATGAGGTGTTTCTGGTAAACGTGATCCGGAAGCAGCTTCCGTTCCGCAAAAAGTTTAAGTACGAATACTGCACCGACAGTGTAGAAAAAATCAAAGCCGGCTTAAAGAAAATGCCGACAAAGATCGCTGTGATCGACGATGCAGGGTATTTACAGACCAATCAGTTCATGCGTGGGCACTCTGCCCCGAAGTATGGCGGCGATTCATTCAAGCTGTATAACCACATCGCCGACGACATCTGGGGGCTATTCCAGTTCGTGAAAGATGAGCTGCCGGATGATGTGATTGTGTACATCGTAATGCACGAAGAAGAAACCGACTTCGGTGGCGTAAAACTGAAAACCATCGGCAAACTGCTGGATCAGAAAGTCTGTCTGGAGGGCATGGTGACTATCGCACTGCGCTGCATGTCTGATGGCAGACGACACTATTTCCGCACCCAGAGCGATGGCACTGACGTCAGCAAGTCACCTGAAGAAATGTTCGATCTGGAAATCGACAACGACCTGAAGATGGTGGACGAAACCATCAGAGAATATTGGAATTTAGGAGGAAATTCAAATGATTAAACCATACAACGGCGCAAAAGCCGCAAAATTCAGTAACCGTGAACCACTGCCACGCGGCGCTTATGTGCTGCAGATCGTGGGCGCAAAGGTCGAGAGTTATGACTGGGGTCAGAAGCTGGTGCTGGCTGTGGACGTACACGAAGGCGAGTACAAAGGCTTCTTTGATCGTGATTTCAAAAACAACACCAACGAAGACCGCAAATGGCGCGGCACCTACCGCATCAACGTGCCAAGTGAAGACAGCCAGTACTTCGCAAGCCAGCAGAAGAGCTTCAACAACCTGATCGCCTGTCTAGAGGAATCCAACAGCGGCTACCACTGGGACTGGGACGAAACCAAGCTGAAAGGCAAGCTGCTGGGCGGCCTGTGGCGCAACAAAGAGTGGGAGATGGACGGTAGAACCGGCTGGACTACCGAGTGCTGCTCTGTGACAGACATCGCTTCCATCAGAGAGGGCAACTTCAAACTGCCGGAAGACAAGCCTCTGGCGAACAAACCGGCAGAGAACAACGGCATCTTTGCGGCGGTACAGGCTTCCGGTATTGATATCGTGGCGGACGATGAAGAAGACGATCTTCCGTTCTGATCTTAAAAAGTTATAGGAGATAAGGAACAATGTCAGTACAAAAAGGAAACAAACATGGCTTGTCACAAACACGGATTTATAAAATCTGGGTGGGGATGAAAGCACGATGTTATAACCCTAATTCTGTCCCTTATCCGTATTATGGCGCAAAAGGAATAACTGTATGTGAGGAATGGCGCGAATCAGGTGAAGGCTTTCTCAATTTTTATAATTGGTCCATCAAAAATGGATACGGCAAGGACAAATCCATTGATAGGATAGATCCGATGCATGGTTATTCTCCGAGTAACTGCAGATGGGCAGATAAGTACACCCAGAATGCTCATTTGCAAAGGAAAATGCCGAAAAGCGGATATTATGGTGTTAGTAAGCACGTCGGATGCGATACTTACTATGGCAGAGTAAAGGTGTATGGGAAGTGTATTTGTACAGGAAGTGCAGCTACAGCTTACGAGGCGGCTGTAATGAGAGATAAATACATATTGGAGCACGATTTACCAAACAGGCTTAATGGAGTATTAAAAGATGGACCCATTTGAATTTGAAAAAACACTCAATTCACTGACTATCATTATCGATACCAGAGAGAATCCGAACACACAACGCTACAAGCAAAGGGTCGAGCAGTTCCCGAAATGGCGCAGGCAGAAGCTGGATGTGGGCGATTACAGCTGTGAATTGAATGTAGGCGGGGAGTTGATACAGCTCCCCGTTGCCATTGAACGGAAGATGGATCTGGACGAAATGTGTCTGTGTTCTGGTAAGCAGCGGAAACGTTTTGAAAAGGAACTCGAAAGAGCCAAAGAAAAAGGTATCGAACTTTATCTGCTGGTAGAGAAAGCTTCGTGGGGAAAAACTTACGAGGGCGATTATCGTAGTAAGTTATCGGCCAAATCCTTAGTTGGGAGCTTGCTGACATGGGAAAAACGATACAAAATGCCAGTTCATTATTGCGAACCTGAATTCGCCGCGATTCACATTAGAGATATTCTCCATTATGCCGCAAGGGAGTGGTTGAGTAATGCCGAATAATTTATCGCAGGAGATCCGCCAGAGAGTCAGTCTGTCTGATGTCCTGAGCTGCTACGGTTTCCAGCCGGATCGCAGGGGCTATATTAACTGCCCGTTTCATCCAGGCGACCGCGATGCTTCTCTGAGGGTCTACAAAGATAATACCTGGCACTGCTTCGGCTGCCATAAGTACGGCTCTGTGATCGACTTTGTCATGGAGATGGAGCGCATGGACTTCCGGCAGGCTTGTCTTCATCTGGACAGGATGTACAACCTGCGTCTGATGGCTGATCAGATGGATGAGCGGCAACGCAGAGCGGCGCAGAAACTGGCAACGCAAAGGGAGAAAGCCAAAGAAGAAGCAAAGTTCCGTGAAATTCAGCGCAGACAGCATCTGCTGGATTTACTGGAACGCCGCCGGGAGCTTCACTGGGAAACGATTCTTCTCAGCGTCAATGCTTATGATCATGAAGCAGCACAAAAGAAAGCTTTACTGCAGGCTGAAATTGAGCGATTAGACTATGAGATCGAGGAGGTGAACAAGCTGAATGAATGAACTCGAAACATACACTTTCACGGATTTTGCGGAAAGTGATAAACCGTACGCCTACATCTATCAGTTCCGCAAGGATCCATTTCGAATGTCGCAGGAGCTGGAGCGGATCAGCACCATCGCACGAGCAGTGAAGTACCACAACTTCAAAAAGACCTACAAAGGCTATCTGGCAAAGATGGCAGAGCAGAACCCCATCTACATCGACGGTGTGACACAGTTCGAGGGGCAGGAGTTGGAGCTGAACAGCGGTGACTGGCGAGCCGATGATCTTGGTATCAGTCGCATGGGACGTTATGGCGAAGAGTTTGCTTGTGTTCACCCCATTATGCCGGTGGAGCGGCTCATCAATGTGGACAGCGGCGTGGAGAAGCTCCGGCTGGCCTATCGCAAAGGCGGACGCTGGCGCCACATGGTCGCGGACAAGCGCACCCTCGCCAGCAATAACAGCATCCTCGCTCTGGCGGATAACGGCATCGCCGTCAACAGCGAAAACGGGCATCTGATGGTGCAGTACCTCCACGACATGGAGAGCCTCAACTATGAACTGATCCCTGAGCGACGAAGTGTGTCCCGCCTGGGCTGGATCGAAGACGGCGGGGAGATGAGCTTCGCACCCTACATCGACGACCTTGTTTTTGATGGTGATATGAGTTTCAAGTCCATCTATGACAGCATCAAGAGCAAAGGGAAGTGGGAGAAATGGCAGCAGATCGCTCTGGATGTTCGACAGATGACCGTGCCGGCGAGGATCCTGCTGGCGGCAGCCTTCGCATCGGTACTGGTGGCTCCTATGAATGCACTGCCGTTCTTCGTCCACACATGGGGCGGAACAGAGGCAGGCAAGACCGTCGGTCTGATGCTGGCGGTGTCTGTCTGGGGGAACCCGCAGAAGGGTAAATATTGGCATACCTTTGACGGCACCGATGTGGGCAATGAAAAAACCGCCGGGTTTCTCAATTCCCTCCCGCTGTGCATCGATGAGCTTCAGATCCAGAACGACAAAAAGAGCTTTGACAAAATGATTTATAAGCTGGCGGAAGGCGTAGGCCGTGTCAGAGGCAGTCGCAGCGGTGGTCTGCAGCGATTGGAAACGTGGAGCTGTGACATTTTAACCACCGGCGAAATGCCTCTTGCAAACCTCCATAGCGGCGGTGGCGCGGTGAACCGTATCATCGAAATCGAATGCAAAGAGAAGTTGTTCGATGATCCGAAAGACATCGCTGATCGTGTCAGCAAGCACTATGGATTCGCCGGCCGGCGCTTCGTAGAGAAGCTGCAGAAGGACGGCAATTTGGATTACGCAAAAGAGCTGTATGATGAATTTTTCGCCCAGCTGGTAGGCGGTGAAACCACCGACAAACAGGCAGGCTCAGCGGCTCTGATTCTGACGGCGGATGCTCTGGCGACAGAGTGGCTGTTTGAAGATGATATGGCATTGACTGCTGACGATATCAGGCCTTTCCTCAAAACGAAATCAGAGGTTTCAGTGCAGGACAGAGCCTATGAGTATGTGGTGGAATATTGCATCTCCAACCGTAACAAATTCAGCGGAGACAGTGAGGACAAGGAAGTCTGGGGTAAGTTCCGGGACAACAAAGTCTGCATCATCCGAAGCCGCTTCAATCAGATCTGTGAGGAGAAGCAGTTTTCCTCCACAGCGTTGCTCAGCTGGCTGAAACAAAAGGGCCTGCTGGAGCTGGATAAGCGAGGGAAGGGCAACACAAAGAAAGAGCGAGTCAACGGAATCTCATCGCAATGCGTGGTCTTAACCTTACCTGATGAAGAACCTCAGGAAATTGACCTGTTAGATGACCTTGATTTTTAGCTGGGCCCGTCCGACTTGTGTCCGACCTTATAATCTCCGAAAACCGCATAAACAAGCCGTGTCCGACTTGTCCGACCTTTTTCGGGTATAAGGTGCGCTATAGAAACAAAAATATTTTCTCATGAATTTTTAAGTGCGTTCACACGGAGAAGTGATTTTTGGGTCGGACGGTCGGACATTTCAAAAATATAGTCAAAAAACCGCATGAACAAGCCATAAAAAGCGTCCGACCTTCATGTCGGGCAAAGTCGGACAAAGTCGGACGGAGGAGAACGCCATGGAATTACATGAACTGGAACAGAGGGCAGCCAGACTGGAAGAACTCCCGGAGCTGTTGAGTCTGCCGCAGACGGAATTGTTCCTGGGCTTGCGCTTCCTGTATGGTGAGTACCGTCGCGGGACAGTGCCCAGAGAGCAGGCAGCCAGAGAGAAGAAACGTCTGCTGAACCAGTACACGCACTGTGAGAAACGCCAGCAGGATTATGTGTCAGAATTCCGTCAGAAGCAGGAGAACAGCAAGCTCTGCGGAGAGCTGCTCTTTGAGCTGAACCACGCTCTGAAGGAAGAACCGCAGGATCGGGAGAAGCTGCTGCGTCTGATGGCGAGGCTCACAGATCGCTGGTCGGGCATGACACACTACGAAGAATTATTGTTTAGGGAGGGATAGCATGGGAGGAAAAATCGCCAAAAAACAAAAGCAAAGAATTCGGCAGTTGGCGGCCGAGCAGGCTTTGCTGGAACAGAAGAAACGAGATCTCCGTGCAACAGAACTGATCATTTTGAGAATTCTGGGGGAAATGAACAAGCATGAAGGCTATGGCACAAAACGCCTGCAAAGGTTGTATGACTACTTGATGCTGGAATCCCAAAGGGATGATTATCTGCAAGAGTTGGGCTTAGTAACCAATGCCAATGACAGCTATTACAGCTGGGGTATCGAGAACGGCTTGACTCCGAGAGAGTTTGAGAAACGCCAGCAGAAAGCGCTTGCTGAATTGACTTCTGAACTGCGAAAAGAGGCGAAAGAACATGGTGAAATGCAAGCATAACGACTGCTTCTATATGCAGAGAGCCACGGACAGTTTAACAAACTGCGGCTACTGTCTGTTGACCGGTGAGCCGAGAGGATGCCCGGCGGATAACTGCGATAAGTATATCAGCAAACAGGAGGCTGCACGTGTCGGTCTGAGTGCGGATAAGTCACGGCCGTTTTCACTCCAGAGGGAGCTCAAGAGGGAAGCCCCACTAAAGCCAAAGAAGAAAGCGAAGGAACCGCCAAAAGAGAAGCGTTCGCCGGGGCGTCCGTCCACTGTGCCGGACAACCTGCCGGAAGTCATCCGCGACTATCTGGCGGGAAAATACAGCAGCCTCAAAAAGGCCGGAGCGGCTTGCGGAATGCCGGAATCGACGTTCCACGCTCACTTGAAGAAATACAAGAAAGCCCACCCGGAAGAAATACAGGAGGAAGAGACAATGGAAAACAAAACTGAAACCAAAGGCCTGTCCAAGGCGGAACCGATCACAACCAATGAGGCGGGAGGCCAGCAGTCGTTCCGCCCATACAAAAGCGAGTGGCTGCCGCCGAAAGCGATGCTGGCACTGTCCAAGGTGCGCTATGAGGCGTCGGAACGCTACGAGGAAATGAACTACAAGAATATTCCGGAGAAGGAGCATGTCGGCAGAGCGCTGACTCATCTGTTTGCTTATCTGGACGGCGACGAAAGCAACGACCATCTGGCGCACGCTTTATGCCGCATTGCTTTTGCGGTGGAAATGAGGGAGGAGGCGAAGCAGCGTGGAGAATAAGGAAGTAAGGCTGATTGATGCGAATGAGCTGCTCGAAAGAGTAAATAAGAAACAAGCTGGTCCAGCTAATGCGCGATATACTGAGGGGTTCAATGAAGCAATCATGAAATTCCGCTCTATGATTCACGGAGCCCCAACCATCGGCCCCGGGGATTTATGGCCACACGCAAAGTGGACTAAAAATCATACGTGCACAAATTGTGGTGAATTTGCGCTGGAAGCACCGGAAGCTCACTGCTATTACCATACAATCTATTGCCCGCATTGCGGAGCTTTTATGGATAGGGAGGACTAACCATGCACATCATCGATTGTAAAACGATTCAAAAACAGACCCTCAAGGGCGTGACGCAGGAGCACTTTGTGGGCAAAAGCCTGCTGCTTTTGCTGAAAGAGGACAATGCCGCCAACCGCTCCTATGCAGCGTCCATCAAAGCCATGGCGAAGCCCTACGCGCTGACGGTGGAGGTTAGACAGCCCGACCCGTCCTGCCCGCGAGAGGATATCCACAGCTTCCTCAAGGCTCGCGGCAAGGGCACCGGCGTGCTCTTTGTAGGCTACAGCCACAAGGAACAGCTGGACTTCCGCAAACGCTTCCATGCGGAGCTGTGGGGCAAGTTCCTCTGCGACACGGGCAACTATCCCGATGTGGTTTATGCGGTGCTGGAACTGCTGTACCATCTGCACATCGCCGCGCAGCCGCCGAGAAGGACTGCTATCATCGGACGCAGCCGCAACGCGAAAGCCATGGGCGAGGTTCTGACGCTTCTGGGGCACACAGTCACCATCGTCCACACTGAGACTGTCGACATGGATTCTGTCTTGCAGAACGCCGAGTTGATTATCAGCTTCGCCGGCTGTCCGAATCTCATCAAATCCCACATGGTCAAGGACGGTGCGACCGTCATTTCTGTCGGTTGCGGCACCGTGGACGGAAAACTATGCGGCGACATCGACATGGAGAGTCTGGCGGGCAGGGATGTGAGCGTCACACCAACACCAAATGGAATCGGCCCAGTGTGTACCGCTGTGATGCTGCGGGATTTAGCCGCTTGGGAGCCAAAGGAGGAACGAAGATGTACAAGGAATTGGTAAAACAGCTCCGGTCCACGGTGAGCAGAAGCAAGAGAACTCTGTTTGACGATGCAGCGGATGCCATCGAGCAGCTGCAGAAAGAGCTCTGCGAGGAACGCTATCGCCATGATCGCCTGCAGGACTTCGAGGTGGCGGAAGCAGAGCAGCTCCATCAGATGCGCATCGCGCGCAGCATGCTGTCGAAGAAGCTGAGAGAGAAGGAGAGTGTGCTGAGTCTGCTGAGACAGGGGAAACAGCAGTGGATCAGCGTGAAGGATAGGTTGCCTGGAGAAAGCGGATATTATTTGTATTTTGCCGATAACCCGTACAAAGGCTTACAAGATGGCATCGGTGTTTCTTATTTTATGCACAAAGCAAAAGAATGGAAAAAGGTTTACACCCCATGCGTAACCCACTGGATGCCGCTACCAGAGCCGCCGGAGGAGGGTAGCCATGACCTGTAAAGACTGTATTCACTATCCGATCTGCCAGCGATTCACAGAGCTGGGTTATTCCATCACCGAGGAGCGCAAGGATCTGGAGGTACACTGCAAATTCTTCGCAGAACACCCGCGCTGGCACTACGAGCTGCCCGCCGAAGACAACCGAGACACGCTGCTTCTGGTGGCGAGTGGCAGCAGCATGATTGGCGAGGAACGCTTCACATTGAAAAACGCTATTGTCCTTGGCTGCTACATGGGGAACGGTACATGGTTCCTCGAAGACTATCCGGAAATCGACGATGCGCTGGTGCTCTGCTGGGCACCGACGCTGTACTGGGAGGGGTAAGGGTGACCTTCAAAACATTCCTCGCCGAAAACCTTGTCTTCTTCTTCGGCTTTGCGCTTCTGCTCTTTATGGCTGCAGCTGTCATGGGCACGCTCTGGCTGCTGATGCAGGCGGGAGAACGCTGGCTGAGAGAACGACTTAATCTGCCGAAGGAGGGAGAAGAACGCGATGACGGAACACTATCTTGATTTCCTCCGCTGGCTCTCACAGCACGGCATCGATCCGGAAGTCCCACTGATCCTCTGCTCCATGGGAATGGGCGGCTTCCTTGTTTGGCATTTTAGAAACTGGAGAGACAAACAACATGGCAAAAGAAAAGAACTATAACAAAGGTCTCGTGACCATCAAGATCACCGTCACCAAACAGACTGCCTGGCATCTGAACCGATGGGCGGCTATGTGTAACAGCACTATCGGTAAGGTCATCGACAAGATCGTCCGCAGTCTGACGGCGTGGGAGCGGCACAATGAATGAGTACATCATCGGCAGCAAAGAACCGGCTCCGCCATGGTGCAGGGACTTGCTTATGACATACCGACGCATGGATGGCAGCAGCGGCGTGGAGTTCCACAACGGATGTTTTGGTACGGTGAGGATCTATCGGCTGTTTGATGGCGATATGCTCAAGCTGAAAAACGGCTACATACAAATTGTGAGAAAGAATCGAGGTGATACCAATGATCAACTGGAAGAAGGAAGCCATTGAGGAGTTAAAGCGGCTGGAGGATCTCAAAGAATCTATTCACCACCTCAACGAGCGAATCGAGCTGATTCAAAACCAGCTTTACAACATCAGCGCCGTACAAATTGGGGAGAGAGTCGGTGGCTCCGGCGACGGAGATGATGTGCGTCTCTCCAAAATGGTGGAGCTGGAAGAACTGAAAGCCCGCAAACTTATCACCGAAAAGCGTGTGCAGCTGCTGCAGGACTGCCTGGACAAGCTCAGCGAAGAGCAGCGTCTGATCCTCAACCGCTTCTACATCAGGCGCACCAGTGACTATATCGAAGAGCTGGAAGAAGTGCTGTACAAATCACGCACACAGATCTATCAGGAAAAAGACAGGGCGCTGCGTCGTTTGGTTAGGCTGCTCTATGGTATCGGCATTGAGTAGTCGGGATTTTTTCAGGATGAATTTTGACAAAATCCATGGTATGCTTATAGCATCGAAAAGCGTTAAGAGTTCATGTTTTTCGACGTCCCTTCCTAAGATTTTTCATAGCTTGGCCGCTCCGGAAACGGGGCGGTTTTGCTTTACCCTAAAAAGAAAGGTGGTGGGCCTATGAATCTGAAAAGACTCGCCTATAAATTACAAAAGGCCCTCCAACTGAAAGGGCGATATATAAAAATCAATCAGCGGCAGTTTTATTCTACTGATCAGGAACGTTTTTGCACTCGATACACACTGACAGAAACGGTTTATCGAAATGGTAAAGCAAAGGATGAAACCTTGCTGGAAACATATAAACTGAATATAGTGGTTCAATATTTAGCAGGACTTTTACGTGGAGGTGAGTAAATGAAACTCACCAAGCGGCAAAGGGAATTTGCTGAGTATTACATTAAGAGCGGAAATGCAACAGAAGCCGCAAAATTGGCAGGTTACAGCGAGAAAACAGCTCGGTCGATTGGGCAGGAAAACCTGACAAAACCTGACATTTCAGAATATATACAACAGAGACTTAAAGCCATGGAGAAAGAGCTTATGGCAGATGTCAACGAAGTATTGAAGTTCTATACCTCCGTGATGAGAGGCGATGAAAAAGACCAATTTGGGTTAGACGCCTCACTTTCTGACCGTCTCAAAGCTGCTGATAGCTTAATGAAGCGCTTCGCAGCGGCCGGACAGGATTATGGAACATCACAAATCGAAGACGACCCTCTCACCAAAGCTCTGATGGAGGAAGCGGAAAGGATGAACCATGGCGATCTCACATAAGCAGAAACAAATCATGGCTTTTCCGTTTACGAAGTATGACGCACTGATTTCTGACGGCGCGATCCGAAGCGGCAAAACCTCGTTTATGATGCTGGCTTTTGTCGATGATGCCATGCGCCGATATAATCACCAGCGTTTCGCAGTCTGCGGAAAGACAGTGGACAGCTGCGTGAAGAACATCATTGAGCCGTATCGTAGCCTGAGCTATGCCAAAAAGAAATACCGCATTCATTGGCGGCGCAGCGAGAAGGTGCTGATCGTCACTGATGGCAGACGCGAGAACATTTTCGAGGTCTTTGGCGGTAAGGATGAAAGCTCCTACGAGCTGATTCAGGGTCGAACACTGGCGGGCGTGCTTCTGGATGAGGTGGCGCTGCAGCCCCGCTCCTTTGTGGAGCAGGCACTAGCTCGCTGCTCGGTGGAAGGCTCAAAACTCTGGTTCAACTGCAACCCTGGCAGCCCGCAGCACTGGTTCTATCAGGAATGGGTCTGTCAGCCGGAGAAACATAACGCTATCCGTCTGCACTTCCAGCTGGAGGACAACCCGGCGCTGTCAGAGAAAATCGTCGAGCGCTACAAGTCCATGTATAGTGGCGTCTTCTATCGTCGCTATATTCTGGGTGAGTGGTGCGTGGCTGAGGGTCTGGTTTATGACTTCGGCGAGGATAATATCACCGACGACGTGCCGGAGAACGGCGAATACTACATCAGCATCGACTACGGCACCATGAACCCGTTTTCTGCGGGGCTTTGGTGCGTTCTGGGCGGCAAGGCTGTCCGGATCAAAGAATACTACTACAACGGAAGAGAGAGCAGCGTGCAGAAGACCGACGAAGACTACTGCGACGCTGTTGTGGAGCTGGCGAAGGATTACACCATCAAACGAGTGGTCGTGGATCCATCGGCGGCTTCTTTTATTGCCGCCTTGAAGCGGCGAGGTTTCCACATTCAGAAAGCGGATAACGATGTCATGGACGGCATCCGGCGGACAGCGGTGTTCCTCAAAAGCGGGAACATCAAGATCCACCGGAGCTGCGTGGATGCCATTGCAGAGTTTGGCTTGTACAGCTGGAACAGCAAGGCGGGTCCCGATCAGGTCATTAAAGAGAACGACCACGCCATGGACGATATCCGATATTTCTGCAATACCATCATGAAAAAGAAAGTTCGGGAAAGCTCCAAGCCGGCTTCCTGGATGCTGTAAAGGAGTGATTCCTATAAAAACATATCAGGATCTGGAGCAGGTGAAAAACAGCGGAGAACAGCTGGCTAAATTCCTGCTTGAGGTCATCACTGACCATAAAATGAGCGAGTTGTACCGCACAGCAGAGCAGGCTGTTCTGTATGATCAGCGTCGAAACCCAACCATCGAGAAATTCCAGAAGATTCTGTACACGCTCAGCGGCAAGGCGGTGCCTGATACCTTCCGAGCAAACCACAAACTGAAAAGCAACTTCTTCAACCGCTTTGTGACTCACGAAAATCAGTATCTGCTGGGCAACGGCGTGACTCTGGGAGAAGAAGAAAACAAGGCAAAGCTGGGCAGAAACTTCGATGTGCGCCTGCAGGAAGCAGGACAGGCGGCTCTGGTGCAGGGCTTGTCCTTCGGCTTCTGGAATCTGGACCATCTGGAAGTCTTTCAGTTGATGGAGTTCGCTCCGCTATGGGATGAAGAGACCGGACAGCTCCGTGCCGGCGTTCGTTTCTGGCAGCTGGACAGCGACAGACCACTGCGCGTCACTCTTTACGAGGAAGACGGCTGCACTGAATACATCAAGCGAAAAGGCGATAGCCTGCCGCAGGTGAAGCAGGAGAAACGCGGCTACAAACAGACCGTACTTTCCACAGCTGCTGACGGCGTGATCGACACCATCAACGAGAACCACAGCCGCCTGCCTATCGTGCCATTGTACGGCAATCCTCATCATCAGAGTGAGCTGGTGGGCATGCAGGAGGCCATCGACTGTTATGATCTCATCAAGTCCGGCTTTGCCAATGACTTGGATCAGGCGTCAATGATCTACTGGGTGCTGAAGAATTCCGGCGGCATGGATGACGTGGATCTGGCGAAGTTCCTGGAACGCATGAAGACCGTGGGCGCAGCTGCTCTGGACAGCGATGAGGAAAACTCCGTAGAAGCTCACACTCTGGATGTTCCATATCAGTCCAGAACCGCCTATCTGGAGAAACTGCGAAACGACCTCTACGACGATGCGCAGGCACTGAATATCTCCCAGCTCTCCGGCGGAAGCAAAACCGCTACCGAGATCAACGCAGCATATGAGGCGCTGGATCTCAAGACTACACTCTTTGAGTATCAGGTGCTGGACTTCCTCGAAGGAATCTTTGCTCTGGCGGGAATTGAGGACAACGCGACCTTCAAGCGCAGCCGAATTGTGAATCAGCTGGAGGAGACTCAGATGGTGATGCTGGCAGCGGAACATCTGGACGAAGAAACCCTGCTGAACAAGCTGTCCTGGCTGACTCCGGAGGAAGTTTCCAACATTCTGGAGAACAAGGCGGGCGAAAGCCTGAATCGTTTTGGAGCTGGTGCGGAGGTGTAGCCTATGGCAGACCTCGGACACCAGATGACCGACGAAAAGCTGGAGCAGCTGGAGAGAAAAGTCTATAAAACCTACAAAGAAGCCTACAAAGAGATGCAAGACAAGGTCGATGCGTATTTTGACAGGCTGAAAGACCGCGACGAAGAGCAGAAGGCGCTTCTGGAAGCGGGAAAAATCACAGAGCAGCAGTATCAGCAGTGGCGGCTGACTCAGTACGCGAGAGGTGAGCGCTATCGTACTCTGCGTGATGAGTTTGCCCGACGTATGAACGAAGCCAACAAAGTGGCGGCTGCCTACATCAACGATCAGACTCCGGGCATCTATTCTCTGAATGCCAATTACACAGCCTATACCATTGAACAGAGCGGCGCTTCGGCGGATTTCAATCTGATCCAGGAGCAGGCGGTCAAACGTCTGATCGAGGAAGAGCCGGAGCTGTTCCATCGTCCTGCCATCGACACGCCTTTGGACACTGTCTGGAATCAGAGAAAGCTGACCGATTCTCTGACGGCGGGAATCCTGATGGGAGAATCAACCCGACAGATTGCGGACCGCTTTCAGAAGGTCACCGACATGAACCGTACCTCGGCTCTGCGCAACGCAAGGACAGCAGTCACCGGTGCACAGAACGCCGGCAGACAGGCAACTTACGATAGAGCGCGAGCTATGGGCATCGAAGTCGATGAACGCTGGAGGTCTGCGAGAGATTTCCGTGTCCGCGACTCACATCGTTTGATGGACGGCAAGCCAAAGGACAAGGATGGCTATTTCCACACACCTCTCGGTTCTATCATGCGCTATCCCGGCGATATGCAGAACGGCAAGGCGGCGGACGTTTATAATTGCCGCTGCACCACCAGTACCAAGGACGCTCTGGAAGCAGAGCCGACCATGATGCGCGCCCGTGATCCTGTCACCGGCAGGAACGAGGTCGTGCAGAATATGACCTATCAGGAGTGGTATGAGTGGAAAATGAAAGCTCAAACCGTGCAAAATGCTGCAGGGTATGATATAATTGAAGTGAAAAAGACGACTCAAAATGCAGAACCAAACAGCATTACGCAAGTCGTCTCCAAACAAGGCGGAATCAGCCGCAATTATTATGATTCTGACGGCAAATGGATGAAGCAAATTTCCAACAATAATCATGGGAATAAGAAACAACATCCGTTCGGCAAAAACGGGGAACACGCTCATGATATTGTCTGGAAAGATGGCGAAATTGTTGAGCGTTTGGTTCGAGAATTGACCATTGAGGAGAGAAAGGAGAATGAAGACATCCTATGAACGCACAGGAATTAAGAGATTGGATCGATAGCTTGACTGATGATATTGAATTCCAGTACAAAGGTGTCTGGGGTTCTATCTGCCCATTCAGCAGAGAGAATATTTCCGTCTCCTACGGCGACGAAGAACGAACATTCAGCTCTGTTGATGAGGTTATGGACACCCCCTTTGTAGACGGGAAATCCATGAAAGACATTTGCGATGAATTTGTAATGTAAAGAGCATCCTCCGAGGCAGGGTGCTTTTTTCATACCCTATTTTAGGAGGTGGGATATGCCGGATATCGAAATCACATTGACCGACAACAGCGAGGAGATCATGGCAGCCTTCCGGGCGGCGGCTTTTCGCGCACTGGAGCGCTGCGGGCTGAAAGCGGAAGACTATGCCACCCGACTGGCTCCCGTTGATACCGGTGCACTCCGCCAGAGCATCAGCCACCGGGCAGATGAGACGCAGGCCATCATCGGTACAAATAAAGAATACGCTCCTTATGTGGAGCTGGGCACTGGCCAGCATTACTCCGGCGGCAGACCAACTCCCTGGGCGTATCAGGATGAAAAAGGCAACTGGCACCGCACAAGCGGTCAGAAGCCGCAGCCGTTCCTCAAGCCTGCCGTGGCGGATCATGCGCAGACCTATAAAAATATAATCGAAGATACAATGAAGAACGGCTAATCCCCGTTCTTTTTTTATGTCTGTAACCCGAAGAAAAGGGTTCAAATAGAAAGGAGACAGAAGAATATGTCTTTAACCAGAAAGATGCTCAAAGCAATGGGTATCGAAGAAGAGAAAATCGAACAGATCATCGAAGCACACACTGAGACCGTGGACGCTTTGAAAGCATACAAAGAAGACGCGGATAAACTCAAAGATGTGCAGAAGGAGCTGGACGACCTCAAGGCAGCGGGCGACGGCGGTTACAAGGAAAAGTACGAAACTGAGCGCAAAGCATTTGAGGATTACAAAAACGAGGTGGAAACTCAGAAGCTCAATGGAACCAAAGAACAGGCTTTCCGCAGCGTTCTGAAAGAGCTGGGCATCGCTGACAAGCGCATCGACTCCATCGTTCGTGTCACCAAATTCGAGGACATGGAACTGGACGGCGACAAGCTGAAAGATGTCGAAACTCTCAAAACCAACCTCCAGACCGAGTGGGCGGACTTCATTCCAACCACCCAGACCACGGGTGTGAATACATCCAATCCACCTAAAACCAGCAATAGCGAAGTAGACCTGGGCTCTTTGTCCATGGCTGACTATATCGCTGCACGAAAGAAAGGATAATAAACTATGGCAAATACTATTCTTACTCCAAGCATTATCGCACGTGAAGCACTGATGGTGCTGAGAAATAATGCTGTAATGGCAAATCTGGTGCATCGTGACTACTCCGACGAGTTTGTCGGCAAAGTCGGCGACACCATTACCGTCCGCAAACCAGCGTCCTTCTCTGCAAAAGAGTTCTCCGGCAATATCACTGTACAGGACGCAACTGAAACCGGTGTACCTGTTAAAATGGACAAGCATCTGGACGTGTCCTTCTCTGTGACCTCTGCGCAGATGGCACTGAGCATCGAAGATTTCTCCGAACAGCTGCTTGTTCCTGCTATGCAGGCGTTTGCTGACAAAATCGACGCTCTCCTGCTGGGTCTGAAAACCGATATCACCAACAGCACTACTGCAACCGGTGTGATCCAGAACGATATCGTTGATGCTCGTGCGTTCCTCACCAAGAACGCAGCACCTCTGACCGACCGACGTTTCGTTTACAACTCCAACACTGAAACCGCCCTGCTGAAAAGCGAGCTGTTCGTATCTGCTGAAAAAGTGGGCGACGAAGGCACCGCTCTTCGAGAAGCTTCTCTGGGCCGCAAATTCGGTATGGACTTCTATGTGGACCAGAACATGGATGCAGTGACCGGCGTTGATGGTCTTGCATTCCACAAAAATGCTTTTGCACTGGTTACCCGTCCGCTGGAACTGCCAAAAGGTGCGGCACAGGCGGCAATCGTAAACTTTGACGGCTTTGGCCTGCGTGTTGTTTATGATTACGACATCAAAACCAAAACCGACACCATTTCCATCGATATGCTCTGCGGTGTGAAAACTCTGGACAAGAAACTGGCTGCAATTCTGGGCACCAAGGCAGCTTCTTAGTCTGCCAGGGTAAAAAGGAGGGCATTTTATGCTCGCAAAACTCCTCGCAGAACTGAATAACTGGTTCATTGTACCGGATGGCATTCATCACGATACGTTCACTGTAGAGGGCGGCGCATTGGCGCTGCCTTTTCTGCAGGATGGGCAGTATTTCCGTGTGTTGGGCTCTGTATTCAACGACGGTTTGTACCGGTATCCGGATGCTTACCTGATCGATGAGACCTTCGAGGGCACAGTCTGGGCTCTGGCTGTTCCGAAAGCTGTGGTGGATCTGTCTGACAGCATCGCCGCGTGGCAGGAACAGAACGGCAGCAATGGACCATATACCTCTGAGAGCTTCGACGGCTACTCCTACACCAAAGCGACCACTTCCAAAGGAAAACCGCTGACATGGCGCGAAGCTTTTGCCAGTGACATGAAGGAATGGAGGAAGGCCAGATGCTTATTTTAGAGGCAATGGAGCCTTTTGAACTGCTGAAAGCCACCAGAGAGCCGGACGGCGAAGGCGGTCACCGCGATATCTGGGAGACTGACAGCGTGTTCATGGCTGCCATCGTACACCAGAGCACCGGCGAGATCCGCAGAGCCGAAACCGAGCATCTGAGCAAAGTATTCAGCGTGTTCACAGACAAAGCCGTACAGCTGCAGCATCAGGCGGTGATCCGCCGCTGTTCTGACGGCAAAACATTCCGAATCACAAGCGACGGACGTGACAGACAGACTCCTGCCTGCGCGTCCTTTTCTTTTGCAAGGGTTACAGCAGAGGAGTGGGAACTGACATGACGAAAGAAGCAGCGATTCACAAATTCCTGTCCGGCTTTGGTCTGGATGCCTACGCTGCCACTGCTGTGCCAAAGGATGCGGAACTGCCTTGCCTGACCTATGAGCTTTCCACAAGCGCATGGGGAGACGGCGAAGCGCCGATCACAGTGAACCTCTGGTACTACGGCGGCACGGAAGCCGAACCCAATGCCAAAGCTCAGGAGCTCTCTGATGCCATCAGACTGGGCGGCGTTCTGCTGAGCTGTGATGGCGGTTCTGTCTGGCTGAAACGGGGCTCTCCGTTCTGTCAGAATCTGTCCGATGCGTCGGACGCAAACGTAAAACGCCGATACATCAATCTGTCGGCGGAATACTTAACAATTAGCTAAAGGGGGAATACCTTTTGAGATTCACACAGATTCCTGAATCTACTTTTAAGGAACTGCAGCTGAATGCGGGCGTGCTGATGCGCAGCTTTGACCCTGAGACTGCAGAGGTCAGCGGCATCGAAGGCGCGACCACCGGCGGTATCAAATTCTCTGCCGTTCCTTCCTGGATCGACATGGGCGAAGATATCGACAACTGCCCCAAAAACATGATGGAGCTGAAAGAGCTGGATACCTGGGACATCAAGATGTCCGGTACTTATGTATCCGTCAACGCGGCAAGCATCAAAAACATGATTGCTGCAGCTGATGTTTCCGACAACAAAATCACTCCACGAAACGACATTCTGGAGGAAGATTTCAAAGACCTGTGGTGGGTAGGTGACTACTCCGACAAAAACGGCGACAGCAACGGCGGCTTTATCGCGATCCACATGATGAACGGTCTGTCTACCGGTGGCTTCCAGATCCAGACCGGCGACAAATCCAAAGGTCAGTTTGCATTTGAGTTTACCGGTCATTACTCCATCAAGAATCAGGCGCAGGTGCCGTTTGAGGTTTACATCCAGGCGGGCACTGACGAAGCCGCAGGCGAATAGGGAGGAATAACACATGAAACTGTCCGATGTGAAGGGCGACCGCGTCTTTGATGTCATCGCCGATCTGATCGAACCGATCGCGAACATCGCCAGCGACAAAGAAGCCACTGAAATGTTCAAAAAGAAGAAAGTCCCTGAGGGCATGGAGGCGAAAGCCTTCCTCATGCAGCGTCTGACCAAGGCTCTGCCTCAGCTGCTGAAAGGCCACAAGAAGGATATGATCGCTATCCTGTCCACCATTGAGGGCTGCCCCGCAGAGGAATACGCAGAAAAGCTGACTCTCGCCACTCTGGTGAGAGATTGTGCCGATCTACTCAATGACAAAGCCTTTATGGAGCTTTTTATCTCTGCGCAGACCGAGGAGCCTTCCTCCGAATCTGCGCCAATGACTTCCGAGGCCGAAGCATAGAGCAGTTTGTCTCCTACGCTGCGGCGAAGGTCGAGGAGCAGATGAAGCTGGAGCTCTGGCAGAACTATATGGCGGACGCTGCCCGTATCTGTACGGAAAACACGGCGAAAACCGCCGGCTCTGAGAGCGCATATCTGCCGAAATGCTTCACTGAAGTGCTGCACCCTCCAAAAGAAGACAAACGCAGCGGCGATGAGATCGTCATGGACGTCATCACACGGGCAGGACTGGTGGTGATTTAAGCTGAATTTATTTGATTTATACGCAAAAATCTCGCTGGACTCCAGCGAATATGAGCGGGGCGTCGAAGGGGCAAAAAGCACCGGCGCTTCGCTGGCTTCTCAGCTAAAATCCGGCCTTGCCACTGCCGGAAAAGTGGCGGCAGCGGGCATCGGTGTTGCTACCACCGCTGTCACCGCACTGAGCAAAGTGGCTCTGGATAGTTACGCAGATTACGAGCAGCTGGTCGGCGGTGTGGAGACGCTGTTCAAGACCAGTGCTGACGTTGTCAAAGGCTACGCAGACGAAGCCTACAAGACCGCAGGCATGTCCGCAAACGAGTACATGGAAACGGTCACCAGCTTCTCCGCGAGCCTGCTGCAGGGTCTCGGAGGCGACACGGCGGCTGCCGCTGAGGTAGCCAATCAGGCAATCGTCGATATGTCCGACAACGCCAACAAAATGGGCACGGATATGTCCATGATCCAGAACGCTTATCAGGGCTTTGCGAAGCAGAACTATACCATGCTCGATAACTTGAAGCTTGGTTATGGCGGCACGCAGGCCGAAATGGCTCGCTTGATCAATGATTCCGGTGTTCTGGGTGATACGATTACTGTCACAGCAGAAACTGTAAACCAAGTATCCTTTGACCAGATCATCGAAGCGATCCACGTTGTTCAGACTGAGATGGGCATCACCGGAACGACTGCGCTGGAAGCCAGCTCGACAATCGCCGGCAGTATCGATTCCATGAAAGCTGCGTGGGCAAACCTTGTAACTGGTCTCGGTGACGCAAACGCAGACATCGATGTGCTGCTGGATCAGTTCCTGCAGTCCGTAGTTACTGTCGGAGAAAACTTGCTCCCTGTTGTCGGCAATATACTGAACCATCTCCTCACAACGATCGAGGAACGAGGTCCGGATATGCTGGCAGAGGGTGTTCTTCTGCTTGGCAAATTGGCTCTCGGATTGATTCAGGCTATTCCGGAGTTGGTTTCCAAGGTACCGGAGATCATCAGTTCGATTGTGCAGGCATTCAGCAGTCGGTCTTATGAGTTCGACCAGATCGGCCAGAATATCATTCAGGGTATCGGGAACGGTCTCTCCAGTTTGGCAGGTTGGTTGTACGATAAAGCGGCGTCTATTGTGAGCAGTGTTGTGAGCGTCTTTACGAGCGGATGGGATATTCATTCTCCATCACGATTGTTTAGAGATAAGATCGCAGGAAATGCGATGTTCGGCTTAGCTGATGGCTTTGTGGATTACGCTGATGAGGCTTATGATGCCGCAGAAGAGGTTGCAACAGGACTGCAGAACAGAATGGAGATCCCGACCGCGTCCTACCGCAACAGCGGCGACTTCTTCGGCACTGGCAGAAGCGCAGCCGGCGGTTTGATCATGTATCTGTATGTGACTATCACAGGCAGCATGGACGATGAGTCCGCGGAACGATACGGCAAAATCATGGGCGAGAAGGCAGCCCAGGAACTGAGAGCGAAAGGAGTGACAGCATAATGGCACAAGAATGGGGCGATTTACTCTTCAATGGTGTGAGCCTGCAGGAAAGCTTCGGGCTTCTCTTCGGAACACCGGAGGATGTGCTTTTTCCGAAATGGAGAGAGCGCAAACAGGCGATTCCCGGAGTAGACGGACGCTATGACTACGGCAGCCGCAACCACGAAGAGCGCACTTATCGCATTAAATGCATTTCACTCCGGCCGCTGAGCAGGGCAGAAGTCAGAGAACTGGCTTATCTGCTTTCCAGAAAGTCCACGATCCGAAACTGGGATGAGCCGGACAAATACTATGTTGGTCAGCTGATGGATGATCAGCCGCTGAAACGTCTGACTGCAGACAGAGACGGCAACGGCCGCATTGGTCTGGAGCTGACTTTTACCTGTGAGCCTTTTGCTTATGGAAAAACCATCACCCAGCCGCTGACTAACGGCAACAATCCCATCGAATACAAGGGCACGGCGGAAACTCCGTGCCTTATTGTTTTGAAAAACACAGGCACAGAGACCATTACAAATGTCCAACTGACAGCATTTTTTAAGAGGTGATATGCTTGTACGCAACTGACTATTTTGAAACAGCGATCCTCAACAGCATGAGAGGCATCGCACTGACCGCGCCGGGTACGATGTATCTGGCGCTTTTTTTGACCAATCCAACAGAAACCGGCACCGCAGGAACTGAGGTTACCTATGGCGAGTACGCTCGAATCCCGGTTACCTTCTCCACCCCGGCGGCCGTGGCTTCCAATTCCAACACCATCAGCATTCAGAATGAAACTCAGCTGACTTTCGCCTCTGCTGACATCGATGCCGGCACCGTGAAGTTTATCGCTCTGATGGACTCTCTGACCGGCGGCAACATGTGGGCGTATGGTGAGCTGACTGACGCTCTGCAGATCACTGCGGGTGTGGCTCCGGTGTTCACTGCCGGTTCTATCGTTTACACTCTCAGCGGCAATCTGACCACCGCATTCAAAGAGAAGTATCTGAATGTGCTCAGAGGTTATTCCGTGGAGGGCTTTAATCTGTATGCGGCGCTTTACAATGGTGATCCGGAAAGCGGCGGCGCAGAGCTGAGCGGCAACAACTACGCCAGAGTCATGCTGGATCTGACTGCTCCGGAAGAAGCCTCCTCCGGTCAGATGAGGGTGGAGAACAGCGTGGAAGCAGCATTTAACCGTCCGACTACCGACTGGGGCACATGGGTGTACACCGCTCTGTTTAACGCAGAGTCCGGCGGTCAGCCTGTCTGGAAACTGGCCCTGACCACTGCAATGACTCTGACTGTAGGTCGTATGCCGAACATCGCACAGGGGGCAATCAGACTGGCGGTGAATTAGCCTATGGCACAGAATTTATATTCTCTCACTCGGTTCAGCTTAGGTTCTGAGAGCAGTGCCATCCAGCTGACCATGAACTGTGCAGCAACGTTCAAAGGTAGCTTTGGCATCGGCGCGAATGCGGTCCTACAGGATGCATCGATGCAAATGGCTTTCGACAGCAAAACACAGGGCTCCATCGGTCTGCCTCTGCTGATGGATCTGACAGCAGATCTGGATTCCCAAGCGCTTGGCGGTACTGCTATCGTGCTCTTCTTCAAGGGTTCGGCGGACTTCTCCGCAAAAGCAGTGGCAGGCGCTGTCATTCCGATGCGGATGGATCTGGTGGAAGATTTAGCAGGACGCATGGTGCTGGGCGCAGATTTACCTCTGCGAGCAGACGTTCTGGCGGCACTGGATGCAAACGTCTCTTTGGGTGCTGACTTTGTACTGGGCGGCAGCTTCGCCGCGATTCTGTCATCTTCTGCCTCGGTCGTGGACATTACAGAGGAGATCTCGCTGATTACCGTAGACCTCGCACCGGGCGACGAGCTGCGCATCGACAGCGAAAACTTCACGGTCACGCTGAACGGCATCAACATTCTGCATTTGCAGGAGGGCGACTGGATCAGATTAGGCCGTGGGCTGTTGGCCATCGGTGTGGATAGTGGTACCGCAGGCGCTCTCAGCGGCTCTCTGGTCTGTGAAGAGAGGTGGTTGTAATGTTAGAGGTATTCGACCGAAAAACACGCAGAAAGACAGCGATCCTCCAGAATGCTCACAGCATCAAGGAGAGCAAGGAAATCAACGTTCTGCACTATCTGGAGTTCTCTCTGCCGTACAACGACCCGAAGAACGAATACTGCCAGCCGTTCCACTATGTGCGCTACAACGACGGGGAACTATACCGCATCATGGACGACGGCGTGAAGAAATCCGAAACAGGCGACCTTGTCTACACCTGTGAGCATGTTCTTGCCACTCTGCTGGACAAGGTGCTGTTTGGTTACCACATCGTCGGCAATCTGGGCGTGTACACAAAGGATTCCATTCAGTACGTTCTGAACCATCAGGACGAAGTGAACTGGGTTCTGGGCGAGTGCGATTTCAAGCATCAATTCGAGTACGGCTGGGAGCAGGAGAACCTTCTGGGTGCGCTGTTCTCCATCCCTCAGGGCTTTGCTGATCCGTATATCTGGACCTTCAATACTCACACCTATCCGTGGGTGCTGAACCTCAAAAAGCTGGACATGAACGTGAAGCCGCAGCTGTACATCCGCAACGGCCACAATCTGATGGATATTTCCAGAGATCGAACTCGCACGACTGTGTGTACCCGTCTGTATCCTCTGGGCTACGGTGAGGGCGTCAATCAGTTAGGCATCGAAGACGTCAACGATGGCTGCCCTTACCTCCAGAGCCCGAAGGAGTTCATCGACAAGTACGGCATCATCGAGCGAGTGTGGGTCGATCGTCGCTATGAAAACGCGGAATCCTTGAAGGCTGCCGCACAGGTCATGCTCAACGAACTGCAGGAACCGGTGGTGGCTTATCAGGCATCCATGGCGGATTTGATTTATAACAGTGCCGATGCAGCGGTAGAGCCAGGTGCAATGGTTCGCATCATCGACACGGAGCTGGGCATCGATAAGACCACTGTTCTGACGGCAGTAGAGGTAATGCACGGGGATATTCAGTCCTCCACCATCACCATCGCTAACAGAAGCACCGATATCGCATCGACCGTGGCAGATCTGGCAGACCGTCAGCGAATCGAGATGACCTACTCGCAGGGTGCGACTCAGGTTTATTCTCAGTCTCTGCAGGAGAATGCGGACAGCAAGAACGGCTTGGAAATGGACTTCTCTATCCCGAACGAGATGCGCATCATCAACAAGGTGCTCTGCAAAGTGAGAATGGAGTCCTTCCGAACCTATTCCAAGCTCACAAGTGCATCCTCGCAGCAAAGCTCGACGTCTTCTTCCGGTGGCGGCAGCACGGCGACTTCTTCCTCCGGCGGCGGTACGAGCAAATCGACAGCGGTTGACGGTGGATCAAGCGAATCGACGGAAAATGGCGGTGGCTCCACCGAAACCTCGAAAGCGGCTGGTTATTTCAAGCAGAAAACAGGAAATCCTCAAGAGATTACATCTGCGAACACAGGCGGCGCAAGCGGAAGCAGTTGGCATACACATACCTACGGAGCTGCGACACATGTGCATTACATGGAAGTTGCTGCACATACGCACAACGTGGATGTGCCCGCCCACAAGCATAGCTTTAGCGTTCCTGCTCATAGCCATGACTTCTCGGTGCCAGCACATACACACAGCGTGAATATCCCCGCACACTCTCACAGCTTCACCATCCCAGGGCACAGCCATAACATCGAGGCGGGCATCTTCCGTTTTGGTTCGCCAAAATCCTTCCGTGTGCTGGTGAATGGGGAAGTGAAAGCCACCTTCACAGGCAGCAGCGCAGAGATCGACCTGACGGAATACCTCATCGATGAGGACACTGGCAAGATCACACGCGGCAGCTGGCAGAGCCTAGAAATCCTGCCCGATGATTTGGCTTATATCAAAGTGTCGCTGATGGTTCAGGGCTTCGTCCAGAGCCGCGGCGATGCAGTCGTTTAAGAAAAGGAGTGATTCTATGGTCGAATTGGAGACCATGTATCCTGGTATCGCGTTTTCGCCTCAGACCAAGCTGACGGTAGCCATCAATGAGACCGACACGGTCATTTCCGTGGAGTCCACTGCTGGTTTGCCGGACGGTCCGAACTATGCCACCATCGGCACAGACGAGAATGCAGAGACCATTTACTATGCAGTCAAACTGCCGACTCAGCTGAGCGGCTGCGTGCGCGGCGTGGAAGGTCTGGCAAAAGCATGGACCATCGGCGACGTGCTGGGTAGAAACTTCACCGCCAAAGACTACGAGGCGATTCTGAACAACCTGCTGGCGCTGAAAGTATCTGCGGACAGCCTCAGTGCAGATGTTGCGGCTCACGGGGAATCCCTCGCCGAGCTGGAGGCCGACCTGAGCGCGGCGGAATCTGCCGTAGCTGCGGGCAAAACCTACACGCTGACTCATTCCAAGTCCGGCACAGTCCACACACTGGCAGGTGTTCCGGAGCTGCAGGGTGTGTTTGCGGCACAGTTCAGAGCGATGGCGGACTTTGCGGAGGGTGATACCTTTGCGAACTATGTCGCAAAGCCAAACGGCGAGGAGACTGTATTACCAGACAAGGTGTTCATTTCTGGCGACATTGTTTCCGTTGTGGTTGATACAGTAAATAAGAAACTGGGTTTTAAGATTGGCGGCGGTGGAGGAGATAAAAACAGCACCTTGCCTCCGCCTGTAACTTCTCTTTTGGCAGAGGGCGGAAATGCAGAAATGACAGTTTCTTTTGAAAGTGTGCCTGATGATTACAGTGATTATCTGAGCGATAAAGCCGCTTATATTATCGTTGTGAAAAAGGGCAGTGCCCCAGAAAGCCCAACAGATGGCGAAGTGGTCGTGAAATTGGACAAAACAGGGGCGGTGATTTGATGGCGATTATCTCAAAGTTGATTGAAGGCCTGACAAACGACGCTGAATATTTCGTGAGGGTTTTCCCAATCAATCCCGAAGGCTTTGCACAATCTGAATTTGATGGGCAGGTTGCGAGTGCTATGCCTATCGGGGGGATTCCGATTACTAATCTCCCGGTTGGCACATTAATTAAGTTCCCAATTAACGACGTAGAAACGGTGGGGATTATTGTTAATCGTGGAATCCCATCTAACTCTGATTTATATGATTCTTCTTGCGATGGCGTATGGGTCATGACAAAAGAACTATATGATAAAAGAGCGTTCGACACTACAAACAATGATTATGAAAACTCTGACATTCACGCTTATTTGAATGATGTGCTCCTTGGGATGATGCCGGTTAAACTCCAAAATGAGATAAAACAGGTTAAAATCCCATATAGTAAAGGCGTGTACCCTTATCATAGTGTTGCCATTGGCGAAAATGGGCTTTCCACTAAAGTTTTCTTACTTTCTGGCTATGAAATGAACTGGACCACCAGCAATAACTCTGTATTTCCTGTAGATGGTGCTACTGTAGAATATTTCAAAGGATGTAGTGCTGTTGATTCAAAACGTATCGCATACTATAACAATGTTGCTACTAATTGGTGGCTGCGTTCTATGGTAAGAGACGGTTCTGGTTATGCATGGTCAGTTCATACGACTGGTGACTATCAGAACTTAAGCGTTGGCAGTAGTGCAACCGGCGTTCGTCCGGCATTTATTCTGCCACATGACGCACTAATAGTGCCAGAGCCAAACGCAGACGGCAGCTATAATCTTCTTGTATAAGGCGGTGACACTATGGCGATTTATTCAAAACTCATCGAAGGCTTGACCAACGGCGAAGAACACTTCGTGAAAGTATTTACCGTCAATCACAAAAGCCGTGTAAACAACAGAATTGATTTGCCCGTTGCTTCTGTAATTCCTTCCGCCTTCCCCGCTGAACCCACAAACTACGAACTTGTTGATACATACACCAATGAGGGTACAATTGTTGCTCCTGAAGATGGATGGTTTGAAATTGTATTACATGGTGCTAGCGGTGGTGGCGGTAATCCACAGTGGTATCGAGTGAATTCCTCAGAATTTAGGTTAGGTCCTGGTAGCGGTGGTGGCGGTGGTGGATGCGCCATTTCTCGTGTTAAATTAAATAAAGGGGATACAATAGTATTTACATCATCTGCTATTGGTAGTACTGCAGCTGTATATATTAATAGCTCTATTGATATTTATTCTAATATGTTAGTTTCTAGTGCTACCAATGGTGTAGATGGTAAAGCATCCGTTACAGGCCATTACGATGTAGCTGGTGGTACTGGCGGTGTTGGTAGTGGCGGTAACCATGCTAACTATACAGGCGGTAATGGTGGTATTGGTGATGCTGTAATTGCTACATCTAACTATGGTATTCAATATGGCGGTGTTGGCGGCGTAGCTGGTTACGTTGGAGGCAATGCTGGTGGTGATGGTGGACATTCAGGTGTTATTAACTACGGCACTCAAAGTTTGGGTACACCTGGTCCTGGTAAAAAAGCATTTGTTCAGTTACTGCGTGGTAATAAAAACCTGCATTAAAAGAGGTGATATTTTATGATTACAATTGACGGCGCAACCAATCTTGAAAGCGCTATCATTAAAGAAGCGTACAAAATCTATAATCTGCAGCGTGTAAGAATTCTGATCGTCCAGTTACCTAAAACGGACTATAGCTTCGTAGAGGCAATGGATACAGTAAAACGCGCAAAAACTATCACCGAGACTACTGACGAGTACACCACCGCATACTATCTCGATGGTATGATGACCGCTAAAGAAGACGATGAGTTCAGTTATATTTGGATGTTCAACCCTAACATCGTAAGAACTGAAAACCCCAACACTCGTCTTGCAAATCTTGAACAGACCGTAGACACACTCCTTGGAGGTGAATCTGATGTTTAGTCATGAAGAACGACTCAAACGAGCCAAAGAGTTCCGCAAGATGTCCATGATCTCCGCGGACAGTCTGCCGGACACTCAGGCGGCAGAGGTCAAAACCCTGTATCCCGTCTGGAAGGAAGGTGAAACAGTTTCCATCGATGCCCGCCGTTATTATCCGCCGACGGATATGCTGTACAAATGCAGTCAGGCTCATACCACACAGGCGGATTGGACTCCCGATGTAGCGACAAGCCTCTGGACTCCACTGGATGTGGAACATGCAGGCACTCTGGAGGACCCTATCCCTGCCGTGTCCGGCATGGAATACATCAAAGGCAAATACTACATTGAAAACGATGTTATTTACCTTATGAACCGCGAGGGCATGGCAGACGGTGAAACCATCGTCTTGCACTTCCTGCCTTCTCAGCTGGTGGGCCAGTATTTTGAAGTCGTTGAATAAATCTGCAGCCGTCCTTCGGGGCGGCTTTTCTTTGTAAAGGAGGCTGTATGAGTTGGATCTGAACGAGATTCTACTAAGCGGTGGCGGGGTCTGTTTGATCCTGCTCACGATGATCGAGGTAGCACCTATCAAAATTAACCCATGGTCGTGGCTGGCCCAGACTGTCGGGAGAGCGATCAACGGGGAAGTCCTCAAAGAGGTGAGGGAGGTCCGGAAGGATCTGAACGACCATATCCGAGTTGACGATGAGCGGGAAGCGGATCACTACCGCGAACGCATCCTCAAATTCAACATGGAGCTGGTGCGCGGCTTCCGCCACACCCGCGAGGATTGGGTAGACATTCTCGCCACCATCGACGCCTATGAACTGTACTGTGAAGAACACAAAGAATACAAGAACAGCCGCGCTGTACACGCGATTACAAACATCGAAAAGCTGTACGACGAACGGCTGGATAAGAACGATTTTGCTTAAAGGAGGTGAGCACCCATGGAATTCTCGAAGAAGCTGTTAGTATCCATGCTGGCAGCGACCATGATCTGCGGCGTGGTGATCATTTACGGCAGTCTGTACGAGCACGACATGACCGCCCTGCAGCTCTTCGCGTCTGACTTACTGAAAGCGGACGGAGTCGTGGGTGCTCTCTACCTCTGGAAAGCCAAAAATGAAAACCGAGCCAAGTACGCCCAGAAGTTCGTCAAGCAGTTCGCCAATACCTACGGCATCGATGCTGCTATCCGAATCGCTGAGGTCGTGCTGAAAGATTAAGAGGTGAGAAACATGAAACGTCTGGGAATTGACGTGTCCTACTGTCAGACCCGCGTAGACTGGAACAAAGTCAAGGCGTCGGGTGTGCAGTTCGCCATCGTCCGCGTGGGCTACTGTTACAACAACGGCAGCCTGCACATTGATAAGATGTTCAAGAGCCACATGGAGGGAGCCGCCAGAGCGGGAATCCCTGTGGGCGTCTACCTGTACAGCTACGCTGCCAGTATCTCCGCAGCCAAACGTGCAGCCAGAGAAGTTCTGCAGGCAGTGAAGCCCTACAAGCTGACCTATCCCATCGCCTTTGACATTGAATACGAAGACATCTACACCAAAGGCACCAAAGCCAACAATACCAACATTTCCGCAGCCTTCCTGCAGGAGATCGAGAAGGGCAGCTATTATGCCATGCTCTACTGCTCCAAGGACTTTCTGGACAGCCATCTGCTGCCGGAGCGTCTGACTGCCTACGACAAGTGGATCGCTCAGTACGCCTCCAAGTGTACCAGCGCCCACAATCACGGCATCTGGCAGTACAGTGGCAGCGGTCGGGTGCCCGGCATTCCGGTGCAGGTAGATCTGAACTACGCCTACAAAGATTATCCCGGCATCATTCGCCGGGCAGGCCTCAACAGACTGGAGGAATAAGATGGACTATATCTACATCGTGGCAGCTCTCGCGCTGCTCTGCGGCATCGTCGCATATCGCCTCAAAGCCAACGTGAAGGAGTGGCTGCTCTGGGCGGTGACCGAGGCGGAGAACTATCTGGGCTCCGGCACTGGCAAACTCAAACTGCGCTATGTTTACGACAAATGCGTGGAGAAGTTCCCTGCAGTGAAGTACCTGCTGCCGTTCCACATCTTTTCCGCATGGGTGGACGAAGCTCTGGTTCTGATGCGTGACGAGATCGAGAAGAACCCACACATCGCAGCGTTTGCGGAGAAAAGTGAATAAATTAAAAATAAGCCCTCTCATCTGTCCTGATCGGATAGGTGGGAGGGCGCATATTTAATTATTTATACTATAAGAGATTAGATAGTGTATAGCCATATAAGTTGCAATAGTCGTTAAAAAAATTACAATTTCAGTTATTGCAACATTACTTATACAGTACATCCAAAAGCGGAGGACTAAATTATCATGGACAATGGACCTTATTAGTTGTATGCACCCTTGGATTAGAATATCTATATTATTACTTTGTAATACAACGATCATTGTTCCAAAAACACAAGAAAATCCACACATAGATTCCAGGGTGTCGCTATTGTGACAATTTGAGAGAGAAAATATATCCTCAATATTTTGAACATGTTTATGTATTGTAGAAGCTGTTGATAAACAGAGCAATGGGTATCCAATCAATGGAAGTTCGGCGGATAAAAGACCTAAAGATAGCGTTAATAAAATGGCATTAAGCAAAATATCACTCCCTTACAATGCAATTATCTCATCGATATACAAATAAAGTCAACCGATTATACAATTAAATTATTGTAATAACTTATCTTTCTGAAAAAACGTTAATATACTGTTTTTACAGAGAGATTTAAGCATTCTTAAAACACACCCCCGGCCTTTTCCAATAGGAGGAGCCGGGGGATTTGTCATTTATGGATGGCAGTTACCGCATGGGTCGTAGCCTTGAGCAATCAGAGAATCGCGGGTAGCGACAACATCTTGGCGGTTCTTTGCACTCATTTTCTTGACACTGCCGCAGTTTGGATAGTGGAACTTTTTAGAATTGGTGTTCAATACGTAGCTCTGACCGACTGGAGCCGGAGCAGGCGCTTCTTCTTTCGGCTTTTCGGTTGCCGGTGGGGTAGTTGGTGCAGAAGGTGCAGCCGGTGTTGTCGGAGCCACAGGGGTGCTTGGAGAGGTTGGCTTGGTCTCTGCCGGTTTTGTCTCTGCAGGCTTGGAAACCACCGTGCTGCCAGGAGTCATAATGGCATCGTTGGAAGCGGATTTATTTGCGCTGACAGAAACGGTCTTGCCGTCAGAGGTGACAGTGATATCACCATTCAGATCAGTGCGGTACACCTTCACATCAGCATCACGCAGACGGCTCAGAACGGTGTCAGTTGGGTGGCCGTAGCTGTTGCCCTTGCCGCAGGAGATGATAGCATACTCTGGCATGATCTCGCGCAGGAACTGGTAACCGGTGCTGGTGTCGCTGCCGTGGTGTCCAACCTTCAGAACGTTGGCGGAGAGATCTGCGCCGCGATTCAGAACAGCCTGTTCAGCGTTGTACTCTGCGTCGCCGGTGAACAGGAAAGAGGTCTCACCATAGATGACTTTGAGAATGATGGAGGTGTCGTTGGTATCATTGCCGCCATTGACACCGAGGATCTTCACGTCAGCACTGCCCAGATCGTAAATATCGCCAACACTTGGGACAATTAGACTGCCGGCATACTTCGCAAAGTCAGAGAATGCGTCGCTGTCGTAGGATTTGACAGGGCAGAGAGTCAGATCAACAGCTGCATAGTTGTAAGCACCCGGCAGGCCGCCGATGTGGTCCTCGTGAGCGTGAGTGCCCACAACGATATCCAGATGGTCAACGCCGCTGGATTTCAGCACACTGTAAATCAGATTGGAATCGCCCTTATTGCCGCCATCGATCAGCATGTAGTGACCGTCGCACTCTACCAGAGCGGCGTCGGCTTGTCCGACATTCAGGTAACGAATAGAGAACGTGGAGCTTTCCGGCGTTTCTTCCACAACAGGTTCTGCTGGCTTAGGATCTGCAACCGGAGCAGCTGGTTCCTTTGGAGGTTCTGCAGGAGCAGCCGGAGCCACGCTTGGAGTGTCTGTTGGGGCTGCAGGAGTCGTTGTTTCAGTCTTTGGAGGTTCTTCCTTCACGGTCTCCTGAGGCTTCGCCGGTTCTTCTGATTTTGATGGAGTCTCTGCAGGCTGTTCAACAGTGACTTCCGGCGCATTTTCGATAACTTCCTTGTTTTCTTCTTCATCGCCGCATGCAGCCATCGAGAAAACCATCGACGCTGCCAGCAACAACGAGAGAAGACGATTTGTGAGTTTCTTCAT